GAGAACTAAAAGATTCAATTGCTAACACCGTAGTTTTCTCTTCATCTAAAACAGGCCCTGCTGTATCTACTTTTACTATAAGCTCATCACCTACTTTTACTAAATTCTGATTATTACCATCCAACTTAAACCATACTAAACTTGGGTCGTTAGCATTATCTACATTAGATGGATCTTTTCCAGAACCATCTTGAGGGTAAAATATATTAGAGAATATAGTAAAATAAGTACCCTCACTTGGTTTAACTACAAACTTATATTTTGTAGCCCAGTATGGAGGTTTATTATCAAGAGTTACTTTTATTTTATTTTTTAAAACAGATGTCTGAGGATCAAAAAATGTGGTATTCTCATTACTTACTAATACAGTAGACGCTCTACCTTGATCATCCATATAAACAATCCCTGTCTCATAATCTCTATTAGAGTGTAAACTACCTTGATCAGAGGTTAGAAAGTATCCAGCTGTACATCCGTAGGGTACAAAATAATAGTATATATATTCTGAAGTTGTTCCATCATAATATTGAGTAGAAGGAAGAGCAATACTAAATCCATCTGGAGTAGTAGTTGCATCAGAAATATATGTAAACCCCTGTGGAGAACAAGAAGCTGTTCCTGCCCCTCCTGAAAATACTTGATAGTCAGCGCCTGACACCTCTAATAATGCTACAGCATCATCTAACCCATTAGGTGTAAATCCAGATACAGTATTTATTAAAACCAAAGTATTAGTACCTATTGGAGCTATAGCTTCTGCAGTAAACCCTGTTGTATTGTCTTTAACTATATCTCCTACAGCAATACCATTTGGTGGAAATTGAAGTGGATCAGTAAAATCTACACCAGCAGTATCATCTGTTAATACACCAGTAGAGCATAGAATTGTATTTGGTGGATTAGGACCACAGGAAGTTGTTCCAGAACCCATAATAGTAGTATTACATGGCGCAGGAAATATTGATGGAGTACATGCGTCTGCAGCGTCTCTACCACCATTAACTAATTCAAAAGCAGTTCCTGTAATTATTTCTGCTGCCTCTCCATAAAATTTATCTGATAATGTAGCTCCTGAATCAGAATTATTACAAGGATAAAGGTCTGACATTATTCCTTGATTTTGACCTATAGACCCTCCTATTCTATTTCTAAATTCTTGAGAAGCACACATAGCGGTAGCATCTGCATAAACTTGATCTGCAGTAAATGTCATGCTTATAGTAAATGGAGATTGCTGATTAAATCCACTTATTGTAGTAGTTGTAGCTATTTCAAATCTAAAATTAAACACTGTTCCTATTGGAATTCCACCTGCAATATTAGCCGCTGAAAGATCCCATGTAAGTACAGAATCTTGTCCTGAAACTGAAGTACCTGATATAGTATAGGGTGAAGAAGAAACGATAGGATTAGTAGCTCCAGCATCACCTATTTTTTCTCCTGCAATATCTTCTGAAAAAGGTTGTGTATTATATTCTATCCTTATTTCATTTCCACCTGGAGCATCTTTAATATCATACCCATCTACATAATTACCATAAATCAATCTATTACCTTGAATAGTTTGAGCCTTAGCAATTCTTGGTACATTATCATATAATCTTAATAATTCATCTGACCCTAATGTCGTATATATTTCACTGTTATCAAATAGAATTGTGTGAAAGTCATTATTTGACCATCCTTCATCTACCTTGTTATATCTTTTAATTACATATATAACATTACTTGTTGTCTGCTTATAAAGTAAATCTACTTCTACTACCTGTTTCGGTCCTGTAGAAAAGGTAACATTACAGGCATTGTACCTATTAAACATACCAGCATTTAAATAGTTTTGAATACTAAATTGAAATGATTCGGGTTGAAATGCTGGAAGTGAAAATAAAGATATAGCACTATACCCACCATCCTCATATCTATATCTGTATGCAAAAGATAAAAATCTTGTTTTTATATAATTCTGTTCCCCTCCAACAGTAATTTGATTAGGGTATAAAGGGTTATCTTGATCTGGTGGTAGAATATCAAGTAATTCTACATGAGGTGTTCCTAAAGGAGCAACTTGTGTAAGAGGATCGTAATATTCATAACCTGGTGGTTTTACAATTACACTAATATCTTCTTCTACTAACAGATCTATATTTGCAAAAGGCTGTAAATATCCTGGTGGTGATTTTTGTACATTTATAACTCTTGGAGGATTTAAATCATCAGTAAAAAATAAAAGATTTTCTATTTTACTAACTCCTGTTATTAAAAACTCTTTATCAAAATTTAAAACAGATGTACTAATAACATGATATATTAAAGTAGAAGTGTTTGTATTATAAGAAACTATTAAATCTACTTTTCCCGTTACTACAGAGTTTGCATTAGAAGGATCATTTATAAACCAGTATAGAGTCTCATTAACCCCATCCTCATAAACTCCTATAGTCCTTGCTGCAGGACTTAAGGTGGATCCACCATACTGAACATCTGCAAGAAGAGTATTTCCCTTAGAGTTCTCTACAGCGCCTATTTCAGTACCCTCAGTAGATCCTAACCTAACATTTAAAGCGTCTACATATTCTCCTTGTGGAACTAACCTTTCGTCCACCGTTTTATTCATCTTCCCAGCTATGAAATCAGTACGTGATTGTGCCATATTATTTTATCAATTTATTCTGACCCCTCATATTCATTAGAAGCCTCCCTGGGTGTATATTACTTAATCTTATTTTAGCATTTCTTAATAAAGATGATTTATCTTTTCTTGCTCTATTGATAATATATTCTTGAGCTCCATGTCTACTATTTAAAATAGCGTATTTAATATATGCATATATAAAATCTTCAAACATTTTATTTACACTCACGTTTGAATCATCACCATTTTCCATTCCATCAGAAACATATTCTAATACCACATACTTACCTGACATTACTGATGTAAAATTAATTACACCTCCTTTTTTATTAATACTAAAAGTAGGATTTACATTTGCAGTTTCTGTATTTAATCCGAATCGTCCTTGCACATTATAATCAAAACACCAATTACCATCTACATTCCATCCCATCTGACCATTATAAGGACCACTACCTAAATACATGTTTTGTTGTTTACCAGCCAACCTTTCTATATCAAAGAAAGAATCATGAGGTTTAATAACATTTCCATCTATATCAAATAATACTTTACAGTCATGATCTTGCAAATAAGCTCCACTCCAATTGGTTTGAATATTTTCTGTTAAAGGAAATAACATTCCATCTCTCATTTCTGATATCCTTACCCAATTAACATAATCTGGTGGTAACACAAATCTTAACTGATCACAAACTTGTAATTCTAATATTTTTATTTCTTTCATTGCATCGTAATTCAATTCTTGAATTCCTCTCTTTGCATGAAATATAACTTGATAACGATTTATATTATTTATAATTTCATTATTACCTTGATACATTAACATAAAATTATTTACAATATTTTCTAATGTTACATATTGATAAGAACCCCAGTTAGCGTCTTCAGGAATAACTCCTCCGTTTTCATAGTATTGATAATCTGTAATATATGCCATAGTTAACTTGTTTCTTGTGTATCGTTACCTTCTTCAGTTGCCCCAAAATTATAAACATCAGCCTCTCTAATTTCTATTCCTACATACTGACAAATTTTTGCTATTAACGTAGGCTCATCAGAATCTGGTAATTCAAACTCTTGAAAGTCAGATTGTGTTGGATCAAATTGTGGCTCTCCTAATTCTAAATTTAAGTATGTCCATCTTGGAGAAAGTGGATACCTTACATATTGAGCTTGTATATCTCCAGCATTTAAAATTGTAGAAGGATATATAGTAACTATATTACCACCTAATACATATGCTGGATAAGTTTTAGTTGGTGCTGTTAACATAGAATTAGTTAACAAAAATATTTTATTTTGACTTACTCGTTCCACCTCCCTAATATTAGTGTTAGAATATATTATATAAGATTCTCCAATAACATTAAATATATTATCACTTAAAGTTATTTGAGTTGTACTTACAACTCCAGTAACATAAGCTTGTTTTAAGGTAGTTGTGTTTACTATTAACGATCCTATTTTAGGTGTTGGAGATGATGCTGGTATTGTATTCCATCCTACAGCATTAAAATCTACCAATGAATTAGCAAGTACAGTTGTTGCGGTTCCTGTAAATAAAGGGGTAGAATAATAAAATAATTTATTAATTAAATAAAAATCATTAGGTAAAGAGAAAGTATTAGAAATATTTTGAGCTAAAAAAACTTGAGTTGAAAACCCATCTATTACCTCAACTAACCCCTTGGTTATATTTGCATATCCTGTTCCTGAAGTTCTTCCATTTTCTCTATTAATCCAATTATTATATGAATAAAAGTAATCCTCAAACATATCCATTTGAGCTTGTTTAGCATAAAGGTTAAAGTCCTGAGGAGATATATATCCGTAGTTATTTTTATTCGCTATTGCTAATACAGTATTTCTTACTTCGTTTATTGATGCAGCCATATTATTTAAACATTTTTACAAAGATAATAAAAAAAAAGAGGCCCACTTTATTTGTAGACCTCTCTTTATTTACTGATATACTTAAACTAATTAAGCATTTACAATACTTGTTACAGCTTTAGGCAATGCAATAGAATACATTGGTCTTGTCCAACTTGTAACTAAAGCAGCTTCATGAGCAATAACAATAGCATTATAAACATTGTGAGCAACTTGTGCTGCAGTTGTTACTGTAGTAGCTGTTCCATCCATGTACTTGATCACAACTGTTGTTGCAGTTGCAGATGTTGTACCGATTGATTTTACTCCGCTAAGACTAATTAATGCATTAGTAATAGGAGCATTTGTAACTTTGATAAATTTTTCCATTTTATAAAAAGGTTTTAATGGGTTAATAAAGTGCAAATATAAACAAAAAAAAAGCACCCTTATTAGGATGCTCTTTCTGAGTTATAATTAGAAATTTTTATTTCTTTTTTTTCATTGTATTAGATAATAGCTTATATGTTTCTACACCATCATCTGTTTGGAAGTAAGAAGCAACAATATCTGTAGGGTCTTCTCCATAAGGTACTGTTAACATTTTACTTTTATTTTTTATCAAGTTAAAGTACACGTCTCTATTTTGATTTTTCATAATAAGATACCCTACTCCAAAAAATTGAACTACATCATCATACATTTGTAATGCAGGATCATTTAATACATCAATAAATTCTTCAGGATAATTTCTTGAGAAAACTAATATATCTCTTTTAAGTTCTGCTGTACTTAGTTTATCTGCTGCAGATCCTATAAGAACTCTTGATACCGTCTCCAGCATTTTGATATCTAAATCTCTTGCTAAAAGTTGAGCATCTAAAATTAATTCTTCAATCTCTAACTCTGCAGCTGCATCTTTTTTATTATCTATTTCTTCAAATATCATTCCATTTCCTGGATGATAAGATAAAAACTCTTGAAGAACTTGATTTGATCTATCTACATTTAAAAATCCATCTTCAAATACAACAGGCTCTAAAATAGCATTTCCATCTTGCTCATCTTCAAATGGGCTTTTCTGATTCCTTGCGTAACGAAGTGGTCTGTTGGTATTAGTGTCTTCATCAAAATAAAGTAATGAGGATCTTTTATTGTGGTTTGACGCTAACATAAAACATAATGGTGCTACGTCTCTTTTTAATCTGTACTGTCTTGAAACAGCGGTTGTTGCTTTTTTCATTTTATTATAATTTAATTAAATTTAAAAAAAGGGGAGGATTTCTCCTCCCCGAATTATTGTTATTTATTAATCTCTAAATAAGAAGAAGTTGTTTGCACCTAAAGTACATACAGCTCTTTCAGATAAGAAATTAACAGTCATTGCATCTAAAGAAGATGTTCTTGCTCCACCAGCTGAACCAGTGATCCAAGTTTTGTAACGTCTATCTTCAGTTTCAGAAGCTCTGTATCTTACATGTAAGAATGGTCTCTTAGCGTTCTTACCTAAGATTTGGTCATATACAGTAGTTGAACCAGCTGGAACCATAAGTCCGTTGATTGCACCTCCTGTTAAACCACCTCTCATTGTAGGATCATTTAAGTATTTCCAGTCAGACTTGTAGAAATCATAACCTCTACGGAATCCTGTGAAACCTAAGTTTAAAGCCATTTCTTCGTCATTGTCAAATAAACCATATGAAGTTCCACCTGCTCCGTAAGAGTTTTGTGCAGCTAACATATCATCAATATCGAATGAGAATTGTCTATTACAGAAAATAACATTTTCTTCAATAGCACCTTGCTTATCTAATCTTTGGATTACATTATCAAATCCTGCAAGAGCAACTGGGTTACCTCCATTCCAAACATTTCCTCTGTTGTTTACTACAAAGAATACTCCTTCAGAACCTTTATTACCCATTCCTCCTACAGCTCCTGGTAAAATTGCTGCTGCACCAGAACCTGCTGCTGCTGGAACTGCTTCAACCATTGCAGTCTCAAGATAGTCTTCAAAACGAAGTCTTGTTTCATGCTCAGATTTTAAGTACCATAAGTATCCTGAACCACCATTCTCAGTAGTTACCTCAACCCATCCAATTTGTGCCATGTCAGAACCACTTACTTCGTAAGTATCCTTAATGATAATTGGAGAATTTTCAAAGATAAAGTCTTGAGCTTCGATAGATCCAGCCATACCTTCAGTTCCTTTTTGGAATTCAGAACCATAAATAAATATAGTTGTTGTAGCTGCTGGCAACATAGCTTTACCTGCTGCCTCATAGAATGCTACTGAAACTGTAAATGGTGCTACTGATGTTACTGCTGTTACAATACCTTTATTACTTAATACAGATCCTGCAGTCTCATCAGAGATCATAACTGTTTGACCTACTCTAATAGCTGTAAATCCATTTGCTGGAGCACTTGATGCTGGAACTCCTGGGTTTACTTGTGCTCCTGGAATAGTAAATACATCATTAGCTGCTGCTACAGCTCCTGGAGCTGTACATGCTGTGTATTTAGTGTGTAACCTTCCTTGTTCAGCCCATTTGATAAGGTCTGAGTTTGAAGGCATTTCAGCACCTACCATTCTTAAGAATGATGCTACTGTTCTATTACCAAATCTTTCAAATTCTTTTTCATATGTATCTGGAAGATACTGATTAAGAAAATCAAAGTTAGTAATGTAATTTGATGCTAAGGCTACTTGCTGACCACTTGGTTGCAAGTCAAAGCCTGGGGGGGTGATTACTGGCATTTTTTTTGTTTTTTAATTTATAATTTTTTTGCACTTCTAATTTTGAGTCCTTTACCACTGCTCGAATCGCCTACAGCTCTAATCTTCAATCCATCTTTACTGAAATTCTGAGGGGTGGGACGTACATCCATATTAATGTTTTTTGATTTTTTAGAAACATTATCAATAGTATCCGTCATCCCTTGATTAAAAAAGAATTCAGCAAATTTGTCAAGATTCATAGCTACTGACATAGCTCTATGATATCCCTGAGCGTCATTCATCAATCCTGATTCTTTATCCATGAACTTATCCACGAAATTATTCACATTAGATTGTTTACTTTTCAACTCATCTTTATCACCAGGTTTAAAGGTTATACTCTTATCTCCGATATTGAACTCAAAACCTTTGAACTCATCGTTAAAGACCTCATCAGTCTTATTTAAAAAGTAATCATACCTTTTCTTCTGTGCTTCTTTTGCAGTGTTAGATTCCTCTACATAACTTTTATAGCTATTAAAATCTTCTAATTGATCTCCAGATAATCCATTCCCGCTTGACTCAAGAGGAATGTTATATTTATCTTTCTGTTCGTTTAAAAACTTTTTAGCTTTTACAAGTTCTCTTTTCTTTGCCCTCTCAATTTTCTTAATATCACTTGGCTCATCTAAATCTTCATCATAACCAAACTTATCCTCCATTAAGTCTTTTATATCCTCACTATCTAAACCTTCTTCAGTTTGAGAATAATATTGAGACAACAATTTGTTGCTGTCCATTTCATCATAATTCTGTTGTAATTTAACAAAATCTTGAATACTACGACCAGTCTCTTTTTTATATTTAAAATAAGCAGATACATCTTCAGGTAATTCTTCATTTGATTCTTTCGTTTCAAACAACTGATCTACTGATTCAATATCTTTATCATACCTATTCTTAATATAAGAAAGAACGTCTGCATCATTTAACTCTGATACGGGAGTTTCTTCTACAGGTATATCTACCTTGTCTATTGAATCCTCATTACTTACTGGATCAAATTTTTCTTCATGCTCTTTAAGTAACTGTTCTTCAACCTCTACTTTGGATTTTTCAACCCCACTAACGTCCTTGACGATAAATTTTTCTTCTGTTTCCATTTTATTTAATTTAATTTGTGCAAAGTTAATACTATTTTTATTGTTTCATTAAGGTCTATCTTGGGTTGAATTCAGCTAAATCAAAACCATCTAAACTATCTTCATTAGATTCAAAATTTATAGGTGTTCCTCCTGTTTTTCTCTGAGTAATCATTTTAGATTGTTGAGTTCCAGCCTGACTTATACGCTTTGCTTTTGCATCCTCTCTCTGAGTTTCTCTTGCGTCAATCTTCTGCTCATCCATTCCTCTTAACTGCATATTCATATTAAACTCAACCTGCATTAATTGACGCTTAAGATCCGCCTCATTCTTTTGTTTTTCTATTTCAAAAGCTATCTCAGCCTGTTTAATTTGAATCTTAGTCTGCATTTCCTGTTGACTTTGCTGCATTGCAGCTTGAGCAGCCTGTTGTTGAAGTTGTTGTTGTTGCTGATTTTGCATAGCTTGAGCTTGTTGTTCTTGTTCTCTCTTCTCAGCAGCACTTTGCTTACGCTTAACCTTTAACAACTGGTTAGCCATTTTTAAATTATTGATAGTTCTAATATCAATAGCATCCTCCAAGTCAATCCCACCTTGCTGTAGGGCCATTTGAATATTAGTTTCTAATTGAGCTTTTTCTTCTTCATCTGGACTCATTTCTATAAATATACCAAAGTCATGTAAATAAAGATTTTTAATATCTTCTAATATTCCTAAATTATATTTACCTATTTGCATTGCAAACTCCTCTCTAAAATCAGCATACTCTAAAACATCAGCTGTTCTTATAGATAAGCATTCTGCTAAGGTTTTAGTTATATAAAGACTTGATTGTAAAATGTGTCGTGTTGCTACATTAGAATTTAAAGCCGCTAACTTCTGAACTCCAACTAAAGAATTTGGATCAGGAGTAGAAGCATCTCTTGCTTCATTAAGCCCAGTTACCTGCCTTAACATTCCTAAATAATGATTATAATTCCCTATGAGCATTTGCATTTTACTCTGACCACTATTAGAAGTAAGTTGAGTAATTGGTACTTTAGCATTATTATATTCTCCATCTTGAGTATAACTTCTACCAATAACAGAACCTGTTTGAAAATATAATCGCAAAGCATCTTCAGGATTATATGCCTGACCAGTTCCTAAATCAATTTCATTTAATCCATCAGCATCTATAAACACTCCATCGGGAACTACTTTAGCTACAACTTGCTGTATCTTCAAATGACTTATTTGAATTAAATCAGCAAAAGGAATCATTCTTCTAACTAAAGATTCTAAATTTCCTTTATACATTCTTGGAGCACAAGCTACATAGTTAGGCATTGCATATTGGTTTGCAGAATTTGGTCTAACCATATTCTCCATCATCTTCCATTCTAACATAATGTTTGTTCCCATCACCATAACACCTTCATACCAAACATCAATTCTTTTTTCTACTCTTTCAAAATTCCCTTCATCCATCATTTCTTGAGGAGGATTAAACTCATCATCTTTTTCTACAGTTTTAAATGTACCTTCAGCCATTTGTTTTTTCTTGTAAACAAAACTGTTTGTGCTTTTATAATTAAAATATAAAAGAGTACAAGTATCTCTTGAAAACATGCTGTTATTATACATTGCCTGACTATTATAATAATCATACCAAGACTGGCTGTACTTAGATATTTCTTCCATCTGTTCAAGAGTAACAGTTGGATCAATTTTAACTACCTCTCCAATAGGAACAGTTTTTATTTCTCCCCAATAGAATGTATCTTTAAAATAAGGGTCTTCTGTGTAACTATAAACAACATTAGCAGGATCAACATACTCAACCTTAATACCATCCCCTTTCTGAAAACTATGTTTAGCTATACCTATACCTAAAGTAGTAATATCAAGGTCAATTCTTTTTCTTGTATCAGAATAATGATTTTCCCGAAACATTGTATCTATTGCTATTTCATTTGCTATTTCAATCCCTGGCTTATAATTGAGCTGCATATATAATTCCATTTCAGCATCACTTGTTGGTAGTGTCTTAGGATCAACCTGAAACACCTCCATCTGAAAGTCTTTTTCTATTTGTTTAAATAAGTCTTGAGCTACAACATTAGTTTGTACCATATCCTGAAACTCACTTCTCTTCTCAGCTGACATAGCGTCCATAGCAGTACAATTAACTTTAAATAATCTATCAGACATACCATTAACCACTATATCTACAAATTTAGGTATTATAGGTACTGGTGTCCAATCTAAATTTAAATAAGATAAATCACCATCTACAGCTAATTCATTTTTATACTTAGCTACTGATTGTTCTCCACGTGCATATAATCTTAATCTATGAAATTCTCCCCACTGATCATAAAACCTACATCCATTACCATCCTTTCTAAACCACTCATATTGTATTGCTTGACCTACTTTTAAACCAAATTCAATTTTAGCTTTTTCTTTGTCAGAAGCAAATTGATCAGGGAAAGCAGTAGACTGTATTTTTATTGTAACATCTTTCATGTAATTATATTGCTTGTATTGCTTGAATTATTATATCTTGCAAAGTTAATACTTATTTTTGATTTTTGTTTAGATGGTGTATATAAATGCTTCTGATTAGCCATGATAGCTAATCCAGAACTAATAGCGGCATCAAATTTAGTTCTATTACTTATATCAAACTTTGCCCAATCCTCTAAAGTTTTTCCAAAATACATTACTCCCATATCACCAGCCTCTCTGTAATCTCCATTAAAATCAATACCTATATGCTTCTCAATATATGATTCAATCGCAGAAGCATGTGATTGTTTAACGTCTTCAGATGTATTAGGAATACCTCCTAATTCTTTTTCTGTTTTAGATAATTTTGTATATACTTTATCTGGTCGGTTTAATGAATACCCCCTATAACCTCTATTCTTAAAGTGATATAATAATCTGGGCTTATTATTTTCACAAAGTATTGGCATTCCATAATAAACACATGCCATTAAAACTTCTTCAAAAAATATCTCCGCAGTTTGTGGTCTGGCAATATATTCTAAAAAAAAGTGATTACTTGGCGCTTGATCCATAGTAAATTTAGTCAATCCATGTAATGCTCCATTAGACCCCTTACCTACAACTACTCCAGAAATATCATAAGAGTCACATCCAAATGAACCAATATGTTCGTTCCCTGGTTTTTTATTACCTCTTTGCATTATAACTTTATTATCCATACCAGGAGGCGGAGTCCAACTCACTAAAAATCTACCATGCTTATTTGGAGACCATATTACTTTAGTATCTTTTATTCCGTTTTCCCAAGAAAAAGATCCTCTTGTAATGTGATGATCTATTATTAAAGAATCATTGTAATCTACCTGTTGATATATTTTTGTTAAGTTAAAGATAGATTGCTTACTTTCATCTCTAAACGCATGTGACTCAGTACGAGGGAATTGTCTATAAAATTCATTTAACGCATCTGGATCTTGAGATAAAGATGCAACTTCATTTTCCCAATAGTTAATAGCTCCTATAGTAATTAATTCCCCATCAATTCCCATTATGGGAACTTTTGGAGTTTTAAATACAGGCATTCCATACACATCTATATATCCCTCAAAGTTCCATTCCATAGGAACAAATAAGCAATACAATCCACTTTTTGTTTGACCATTTGCATTTCTTTTAGAAGGAAGAGAATCATCAAAAAGAGATTTAAAATTTCTCCCACCTTTATCTAAAGCATTTGATGTTGATCCCATCATACATTTACCAATAACTTTACTCCCTAATCGTAAACATGTTTTAGTTACACGCCAGTTATTAAGTATGTTATCTGGACGTTCCCATTTACCACTCTCATCATGTAAGAGTAATTGTAATTTTTCACCATCATAACTATTGTCTCCAGTATTTTTCCAGTCAATAGTTGTATCTAATCCCTCTAACTCATCATCTGTTAAATGAAACATATTCTTTTTAGTAATCTTAGACGCAGGAACTCTATATGCTAATTCAGTTTTAGGTTTATCCATACCATCCTGTATAGGTTTAAAAAAGAATGGATAATTATTAGATATAGGTACTACTTTATCTGTAAACATTTTTTTAGCATCTGCTCCACTTTTAGAAAGTATACCTATTCTTGAGTCTTTAGTAATAGTAGCTTGATTAACTCCCTCGCAAGAACTCATAAAAGAAAATCCTGAACGTCTTATTTTTAAATAACACATACCAAAACTTCTTTTATCAGCTTTGCATGCCTCCCAAAATAAATAGAAAATTCTATTAGCTTCTCTGAAGTCGGGATTTCCGACATCAATCTTAGTCCACTGAAGGTACATGTAATGAGTTCCTGTTATATAAGTGGGAACCCCATTATTCATAAACCAATAACCCTGTTCTCGTTTATCAAACTCTGATTCTATATAGTCAACCCACTTATCCTTAAATATATCAGGAGTATCATGCCACTGAAATATAGATTTTATCCTATTTAATTCCTTTGGTATTGGAGTAGAGTGCCAGTATTGTTCTTCTTTTTTATTATCTCTTTTATATACATCTTTAGGGGGTTTTGGTAATGCAATCTTTAGCCCATTAATATCTATAACAGATCCAATCTGACCTGTCTTTGATATAACAACCACATCATACTTTTCATTATACCCATATAACCAAGTCCTACCCCTGTTCTTATTAACTATAACAGAGTTTGTAATGAGCTTATTTACTTTAGTATATAATTTATTTTGATCTTGACTCTGCAAATCCTTTTGGGGTATTAGTTTTTTTATCAGCTACCTTTCCATCTAACAACGCTTTTTCTTCTTCAATTCTTTTAAGTATCTCAAAAGCATCAAAGATAGCTAACTTCTTAGTAGCTGCAGCATTCTTTAATTTATCAGCAGCTAAAGGATCTTCTGCATCAACCTTTATAATTTCAGCCTTAGCAACCTTTACAAGTTGCTTAACTGCTTTTTCTCCAGCCTCTATTATACTTATCTTAATCTCTCTTATGTCCATCTTCATTTCTTTCTGTTAATTGCTCTAATGCTTTATCATATCCTGGCATTAATTTTAATAATTCTAAACAGCCAACAACAAGCTCTCTTGTTTTTTGCTCTTCAATAATTAACATTTTTAAATTTTCTGTTACCTGATCGTTCTTAGATTTTAATAGTCCGATGTTTTTTTGCACTCCCATGATTTAATTTTTAAATTTATAAAATATTACATATACCTGTCTTCCTTCTTTCCAAGACTTATTAGGATACTTACTATGAAAGTAATTAGCAGGATAAGATATTATTCTGTTTTGCTTATATCCAGAAACAGAAACTAATCTCCACATATCTAATTCCTCTGAATCTTTTCTTAGAGTTCTATCATATTCTTCATCCGTTATATGAGAAGGTAAACTATCACCATACACCTCATGTTCCCAAAACGCTGTACCATGAAGCTCCTCCCTTTCTCTTGGAGACATATAAATAACCGCTGCTCTATCTGGCTTTTCTCCTTTTATATTTAAATCCGAATGTATACGCCAAGTGTTGTCTAACTCATCTGTAGACACTCTAAAGAAGCTTAATATCTTTTCTAATGACTTACCTTCCATTAGCCCTAACTTCCTTAAAACGTAGTTATCGAATGACTCTGGAGATTCCTGTACGTAAAAGTCTTTTTCTCCTACAGTATGTTTTAAAAAATCTCCTTTATTTAAATAATCAGTAGCAATTTTAAATAAATCTTTATCTATAAAATTATCTAAAGTATATATCATAATACCATAGTTATATTATTAGTAAACATTCTATATAGTTTTTCATCATCCACAGTAAATGGATATTCACTTTCTGGAGTAAATGATATTTGATCTCCAACGCTTACTCCTAAATCTAATAGTTCTTGATTAATATATTTTACCGTACCAAACAATGGCTCCTCTTTACAATTTTTAAATAGATAAGAATCTTTAGTAGACATTGGTTTTATAAAACAATATTTACCCCAAGCCTTCCAATTATCATCTTGCTTATATAAAAAGAATTGATCAGGGTCTACTAAGAATAAATTGTCTTTTAGAAAACTACGTCCACTTTTTCGCCTACCCTTTACGTCATTATAAAACTTAAATACATTATGGTGAACTAATAAAGTGTCTCCTTTTTTTATAGGTCCATTATAATTTATAGGTAAGGATATAACTGTAGCTAATCTATTAGATGCAATATGGTCTTCTTCAGAAACACTTGTAATAAATTCAGTATTACCTATTTCTTTTGTATTGTCATACCTCTTATTATTTAAGGGGGTAACAATAAAGTTATATGGAGACCTCATTAAAAGTTTATATTAAACTCTAACGATATTGGTAGTGTAGTTAAAAATTCTTTCCATACATAAATAACATCACCTTTTTGAATCCATATTTTATATGAACTCTCTACATGCTGAATAAGATGTATTTTATGTGACCCCCCTAAGACGTCTTGCCCTACAATATAGTGCATTGCGCCTGACTTATAGTCTGCGCCAATTGATATTTTTCTAATGTCCATTTCATTTAATTTAATTTATTTTTATTTATGTTGCAAAAGGTACAATATGCATAGAAACATAACCTTGTATACTTACAGTCGCATTATCCCCCCTTACAGTAAAAACAAGACTTTGTGTTTGTGTTAAACTTATATTTAAAGCCCCTCCTCCAAGAGCAGTAAAGTCTGCACAAAATTTACCACCTCCCACTGGTACCGTAACTGTACCTACTCCAGTTGCAACTTCTCCGTTACATAAATCAAGTTTATATAAGTCAAAAGTAAGGGAAAGTTCGTTATTTGCAACACCTGTAATATGAGCAGAACATACTTTACTTCCCTCTGCGCCAGCTGCACATGAACCTTCACCTGTATAATCATTTGAAAAAACTGTACCTCCTATTAATTCTATATCATTCCAATTATTTGGAGCATTTGGAGATCCAATTGAGACAAGAGTATCCGCTCTAAGTGAATTAAATCCATTTTGCAGAACATTACCAAAAGAATGAAATCCAAAGGATTGATTAAAATTTGTATTAACAGCAGAAAAAGTAAATCTTTCTATATATCCTCCTGCTCCTCCTGCTCCTCCTGCTGGTGTTGCCCATGTACCATCTGCCCTTAAGAAAGTTGTTGTTTGTGAAGATGCTATTGAAGATGGAACATATCCTACAAAATTAGATCCACTAAATACATTGTTTTGAAGACTCAATACAGTACCAGCAATTGAAGCATTCAATGGAGCAGTATTATTATTTCCTAAAGTCTGAGTTACGGACTGAACACCCGAACCTACAGGGGTTACCCAACTACCATCTGCTCTTAAGAATGTTGTGCTTTGATCTGAAGCTGATGAATCTGGAACATATCCTACAAGATTAGATCCACCAAATACATTTGAATTCAAAGTTAATGTAGCCCCACCTATACTACCTGATACAGGTGATGTTAGTCCAGAAGTTGTAGTTAAAGATAAAGTAGTTACACCTGCACCTGCACCAATTACTTGCCATGTACCATCACCCCTTAAAAAAGTAGTAGCAGTTCCGCCAAGTGGAACAAAACCTATAGAACCACCTCCAGCATACGTTTTAGGAGTAATTACAACCGCTCCTGTTGTTGCATTAAGTGCTAATGGAGATGAATTTACTGAGGGTATTGCTGTTGTTAAATTTAATGATGTTACACCACCAGCTCCAGGTTGCCATGTACCATCACCCCTTAGGAATGTTGTATTATTTCCTCCTGTAGGAACCATACCTATATTTGAACCACCATTATATCTTAATAAGGTAATTGTAGATGCGGATCCAGCTGTATTATTAATTGTACAACCCTCAACAATTGCAGTTGTGTTAAGTAATGAAGTATTTGCAATTAAAGAAGTTGTACCAGTATTTTTGAATGTTAATTGTGACGAACTATTTCTTGTAATTGTTAGGCCTGGTGCTGTTGCTGTTAAGCTAATATCTTGAACTCCCGCATTGCTATCTAATAAACTTAGAGAAGTTGTTCCATTTGGCACGTCATAAGTATAAGTAGTATCTACCAAACCTGGAGAAACCCATGAAAGAACACCTCCTAAAATTCCTAAAACCTGACCGTTTGCTCCTATAGATCCTCCCGTATCTTGTATGCTTGCAGGGATAACTTTTGGTACAGTTAAAGTTGAAGTTCCTGTTAAAAGTATACTTTGAGCAGAGGTATTACCCATTGATAGAGTATTATCTAAATTACAGCAAGCTATATTCACCCAAGATAATCCAGTTGCTGTTGAGCTTAATATTTGACCTGATCCTCCAGGAGATAAAGATGTATCTAATATAGTACCAGCAGTAAGAGAACCTGTTATATTTATAAGTGCATTAGTTCCTGTAGCGGTATTACCCGCATCTAATACTTGTTGTAATGTGTTTGTACTTGATGCTGGTGTAATCCATGAAACTCCAGATCCTGTTGATGATAACACCTGCCCAGCTGTTCCAATAGTAGTACCGTCAGAAACTGTTGATGATAATATTATTGGTCCACTAAATGTATTCTGTCCTCCCCAAGAATTTGTTCCTAATGAAGTTATACTATTGTTAGCCGTAAATGATGTTGTACTTGTTCCTGTGAATATTATTCCAATATTATTAGCGGTATTTCCTCCAAGTAAAGTAGACTGTAAAGGGCAGCAAGATGCTGATGGTATAGAACTTGACCACTCTAATCCTGTGCCTGTAGATACTAACCATTGCCCTACTGTACCTGTTGATCCCCCAGCACTTATTTGACCTGTAGTGTTAAAAATTAAGTCTGTAGAATTAATATTTACATTACCTGTGAATGTACTAACTCCTGCATTTGTTAAAGTTCCAGCAGAGTTTATAGCTACTCCACTACCTACTCCATTTGCTGTAAATATACCACTGTTTAATATTATGTTTTGTGAAGATGTATTCCCTACTGTTAGCGTTTGATCTAAGCTTTGATTAGTAGCCCCAGCCGCAGCAATCCACTGTAATCCTGCACCAGTAGAACTTAAAACCTGCCCTGCCGTACCCACTCCATTATTAGCTCCTATAGTAGTAGGCTGAACCATACCTGTAACTATTATGTTACCCGTAAGGTTAATATCTTCTACTGCGGTATTACCAGTAGTTAAAACTGATTGTAAATCTTGAGCAACTCCTCCAGCCCCTGTTAAACTACTTACTAAAAATGTAACGGTTGCGTTATCATTACTAACATCAGTTGCAATTAGTAAGTCATTTGATGCAGGAAGTACCGTAGGATATACGGTGGTATTTTCTATTTTTGCCATTACTTAGTTTTTTACAAAGATAATAAAAATAAATTTACTATACTCCTTTTATTGATAGTCGACATCCAGTAATAACAGTTGTGATCCCCGTTCCTGTTGAAGCTCTACCTTCTATCCAAAATTGTACCCTAAATTTAGAACTTTCTTGTTCTATATCTTCTAAAACAGTGCTTGAACCACTTCCCGCATATATATACCCATATGATGAGCTGGCTTGACCAACTCCTCTATCATAATTATAAACCTCTGTTCCTTGTATATCTTCCCACCTTTCTCCTGAATCATTTAGTTTCTGAACAACAGCTGCGGCTAATATTCTATTAGGATTTGTACTTGCAATACTTGCAAAATTTAAATTAATTTCTATAGTTTGTGTATTATCAACTGTAATTTCATTTCCATTTGAATTAGATGACATATTTACAGCAACAATACTATTTCCTGGTAATAATAATGTTGTTCTTGATAACACAGAACCTCCAGAACCAATTGATTGCGTTGATGTAGGATAAAAAGATCCTTTATCTCCTGACGGACCTGTTGCGTTTAGTGTAACTGCACCAGATGTTCCTCCGCCACTCAATCCTGATCCCGCAATAACATTAGTAATAGTACCTACATTAGAAGTCTTATTATTAAAAAGTTGCCAATCAGCACTTGTTAAGTAACCATTAGCTGATGAAGTTGCAGCTGGCATTGAAATTGCTGGAGTTGTGCCTCCTGATGATACAACAGGAGATGTACCCGTTACTGCTGTAACTGTTCCTGTATTTGTAGTATAACCAGCACCGTTACTTAACTGATTATTATTAGTTATATAATTAGCATTAGTTGCTCCTGTAAATCCAAGGTTTCCAAGTGTTAGAGTTCTTGTTGTTGCAGATGTAGCTACACCATTTGTAAAGTTTAAAGTTGCAAATACAGTAGAAGTGTTAAGAGTATTATTTTGATTAATACCTATAGTTGTGTTTCCGCTTGAAGTTACATAACCAGCTCCATTGGTTATTTGATTGTTATTAGTAGGAATTGTAGCGCTTGAGAATGCTAAAGTTCCTAAAGCTAATCCGCCAACCTGTATATCTGGCACTTCAATATCATCCTTAAATACTATTGCCATTATTTAAATTTATTTATGCTGCTTTAATTATACTATATGCTAATGTATTTGCCGTTACTGACGCTGCTACCGTAATTGTTATTGCATTTACAGATTGTCTTATTACCCTTGCATAAACAGTATCGTAATTACCACTATTTAAGTACACCTCTACCTGAACCGCTCTTGTTCCAAAATTATGAGTAATTGGAAAGGAAGTTCCAGCTCCAAGAATTCCGTTTTTAGTTGTAGCAGTTGAGATACATGATTCAACCTCAGTACAAAAGTTCTGAACCTGTGATGCTGCTATATCTATTGCTTGATTTGATGCTAATGTTATTAACCCTTCAGCATCTACAGTGAATTTTCCAACTGATGAAGCTGATCCGTAAACACCAGCAGTTACGCCTGAAGTTCCTAATTGAACCCATCCATTAGCCGATACAGTAAAGTTTGCAGAGTCAAATCCAGCAACACCTTTTTCAGTACCTCCATCTGTCGATCCTGCACCTGCAATGTTTGCGTCTTGAATTACTACTGTATAATTAGCAATAGCTGGAGAAGAATTCGCTGCAATATTATTATTAGCAAATATTAAATCACCAACTTCAAGTGTTCCTAATACTGCATTAGTACCGTCTACTGATACAACAAAGTAATCACCTGTTGTAAGAGCCACATTACTACTTCCAGTTAATGCTGGAGAGTTAGTAGTTGCATTATATGCTCCTTGGAATACACCAACACCTGCAACTAAAGCTTGAACTTGTGATAAATTAACTGAATCACTACCAGCAGTACCAGCTCCAAGCCCTGTAAATTTATTTCCATCCATTGAAATATTACCATCAGCAGTTCCCCAATCATTTATTGGGATATTACCTGATAATATTTTTCTATTATTACCTCCATCAACTACAGTTAAAAAATCAGAAGCTTGAGTCCATGTTGATGTTGTAACTAATTCGTTTAAGTCTAAGTTAACTGTTACAGTATCTGTATTACTAACCACTGTGTCTATTCCTACAGAACCCAGTAAACTTACCGTTTGTCCGTTACCTACAGTCTGAGAAGTACCAGTATCACCAGTTAATGTAAAACTTGACATTGTCCCTGGAGCAGAACCTGCAGTTATAGAAGTTATGTGACCAGTACTATTAGTTGTAACTGAAGATGGATAAGCGAATGTTGCTGCTGTACCAAATGCATCATGATTAAGAGTTACAGTTCGAGTACCAGCTATAGTTCCTGATATTGCTGTTCCACCAACAACATCAACTACCTCACCATTACTAACTGTTTGATCAGCACCACTTGTTGAACCAATTTTCCATGATGTCATTGTTCCTCCACCACTTGAAGAGGCTGCTGTAACTCTACCAAAAGTATCTACTGTAATATTTGCTGAAGTATAAGCTCCTGCTGTTACTCCTGAAGCTGTTAAGTCAAGCTTTATTGTGTCAGCTACTGCTGCACTTATAGATATTGTACTATTTGGACTTGATAACGTAACAGTATCCCCTTGAGTAACAGTATAAGAAGCAGATCCATCCGAGATAGAAAAACTCATTGCTGCTGGGATAGTTGCCCAACTGTTATCACCTCTTAAGAAAGTTGTTGAATTTGGAGTTCCAGTAGCACTTAATGTAGACGTTAATACTGCATTAGATGAACCATTAGTAACTGTATTGGTAACAAATGTAGAGGTACCTCCACCAACAGAGGTAACTGTACCACCAGAACCTTCCCCATCTAACTCAATCCAAGCATTAGTTACATCATCGTAGTACTTTATAGTACCCGCAGTTGAATCATATACTATTTGTCCTCCACCAAGATTTGTTCCAGGAGTACCTGCTGAGTTTTGTAGTCTTACTTTGGTTATTTGTAGTCCTGTTAGGTCTAAATTGTCTAAAAACTTAATTGCCATTATCTTTTTTTGTTAGTTACAAAATGCTTCTCCAGAAAAAGGAGATGCAAATGTTATTGTTAAATTATTTTTATCTATATATTCTACGTTGCCAAAAACTGTTTCATCAAAGGAATTTACTACTGTAACAGAACAAAATTTATTTAAATTATGCTGTACCGTCCATACTGCAGAAGGTATTGCTTGATCAAAAACGAAATTTTTATCTGTATCATTAGCTGGATCCCATTGCAGCAAAGATATGAAATATTGTTTACCCGCTATAAGGTCACCTTGACCTTGTATTTTAGTTAAACTTACGTCAGTAAAATTAGGTTCTGCTGCATTTTGAACAGCATTAGCCCAAGTATAAACTCCAAATTGAGTGATATCCTCTGTATTAGTTAAAAAAACACGTGAATCAATTAATTTAGTATAAAAAGAAGATATGTCTGGAGATAATGGCTGAGATAGATACTTTAGAGAATAATTACTAAGAAGAATCTCTAAATCAGAATTTAACGATATTGTTTTACCTGGAGGTGCTGGTAGTTGTGGCTTAAAAGATATTGTTCCTTTTTCCCTTACAAGATCAGGCCCTACTCCAGATAAATTTAAAAATTGAAACTTATACCTTAAAGTTTGAGAATCAACAGATGAAGTTTCATTTAAAAAATCAATGACTTCTTTAACAGAGAAATTTTTAGTAGCATTGGTTCCTTCTTTAGTTCCAATCCACTTATCTCCAGTTTTTATATCTGCAGCTATAGGGTATGTTTGAATTCTCATTAAGTTTTACTTACTCTCTATTACTTCAGCTTCTTCTTCTTTTTCTTTTACCTCTCCAGTCTCTAAGTTAATTACAGAGTTATCACCATACTTTTCCATTAAAGATTTTTCGCAAATTTGAAATTCACTTTTTATTCCTTCTACTCTTAAGCAAATACCATGCTTCTGTAATTCTAAATCCCCTAAATTGGTTTTTAATTTAGAAAATTCATTATTTAATTCTTGTAATTGTGCTAACTCTTGTTCTTCGATCTTTTTCATTTTAATAGATTTTATTAATAATTAATTTTTTACAAAGATAATAAAAAGATTGGAATATGTTTTATTTATTTTGCTTACTACTACCTCCAAAGAAAAAGTCTATAATTGTATTGACCTTAGCGGACATAGCCCCAAATACAGTAGATATAAATCCTATCTCATATTCAGATAAAATAACTTCGTGGAGAACGAAATACTTAAACATAGTGTAGGTAAGTGCAAAGTATCCTAAGGTAAAAAGTGCTGCTAATATTTTTTGAATAATAGCATCGTCCTTATATAATGACCTTGCATCCTTTCGGTCTTCTACTTCTTTATTGAAAGCCTCTCTTTCGGCATCCAACATAATTTTTTTTATAGCAAGCTTCGCTCTATCTCTCTCCTCATCTGTAGTAATAATCTCATCTAATATTCCTTCAGCATGCTCAACAACCTTACCAAACAAACCTCCTAATATATTTTTTATCATCGTCTTGATTTTTTACCTACACACCCCCACCTCTTACGAGATAAGTTATTAGGTGTGTTAGGATCATTTCTTTTACCTATAGGTAATCCCATTTTTATTCCATAGCTTCTTGCACAATAAGCATCTCCTTTTGACGTTCCTGGTTTAACTCTCGGACCACCTCCTTTAGCTTTTCCTGCCTGACCATAACTAATCCTCTTACCTGTTGAGGTAATTTTTACTTTAGCCTTTCCCTTTCTTGGAGTTGCCATATTAATATAACCAAATTGCGTCAGACTTATCAGGATCGTTGTCTACATGTATGAATGATTTTGCAATCCCCAATCTTGTATAACCGACATTAATTAAAGCTCTAACTATTATTGATCTGTGTTTTGAATTAGTGCAGTGTATATCCGCTGCATATCCTTTTAAATGAGAAGATCTAACTGGATCCTTACCTAAACCCTTATAGATATCATTATTCTTAGCTTCAGTACGAAACCCACTATTAATTTTAAAAGGAATCTGTGCTTCTTCACGAGCACAATCTAACATCTCTAAGAAATCATCATCCATATATTTACCTGAGCCTGGCTTATCAGAGGAATCAAATTCCTGTAAGGTAAAATATTTCATGATTACTTTGTTTTCTTAATAAACTTATAAAGTGTAAATCCTATTGCGAGTGTAAGTGAAATAAATTGAAGCATTTCATTACACTGTACTAATGTTAATCCTAACGCTCCTCCATTGGCAGCGATTACTTCTACTGTATCTTTCAATTCTTTAGTCATTTTTTATTTGGTAGAAGTAGAAATATATATTATCTCTTCAATTAATGTGCTTGTTTGTATCCAATTCATATTACCACATTGCTATAATATCAGTAGCGGTAGTATTATCATCTACCCTAACTACCTGTATTGGCAAGAAAGATCCGTCTGCAATATTTTTGTAGGTTACCGCCTCATTAGCTGGTGTTGCTGCTGTTGAAGTGTTTCCATTTTGTTGTGCCATCTGAACTCTAACATTACCTGTTGTACCAACAAATAGAGTACATCCAATTGTAGGTTTAGTATAAATACTATATGAATCAGTAGCACCTCCTGCAGTAGATCCAGATAAAGTAATCTGAGTGTTACTATCCACAGATACAACATGGTATGCCTTTCCTGCTGTAGTGTTATATACAATAGCCCCTGTGCTTATACCTGCAGATAAAAACTCAGTACCTACATCTGTTAATGTATTTGCAACATTAAATGCAGCTGCACCTACTGTAGCTCCTGTAGCCGTATCTAATACAACAACTGTGTTAGGATCAGGTATACGAACATCATCTGATGTTATTACTGCTAAAGCTTCTCTGGTTTGTAATTTTTGATATGCCATTTTTTTATTTATTTTTGTAAGGGAACATTCTATTAAGATTATCTTTTCTTGCACCACAACCGCATCCCTTACTGCCTGTTGCCTCTACTACTGTGTCTACTACTTTTTTTACTCCTGTAGCTCTGGTAAATCTTTCTATAGTATCTCCTAAGCCTTTTGATTTTGGTTCTATTCGAGTTCTTTTCATAATTACTTTTTACAAGTACAGGTTTTGTAAGGGCATTTATCTGTATCAAACATTAACATATTCAATAACGAGTTCCATTTACATTTAATTTCTTTAATCATATTATTTTGTTTTACATCCAAAGTTCTTAGCATAGTTTGCCATTTCTACTACTGACTTAGAATAATTACTTGTATTTTTCATTACAGCAGAAGCACCACTACACGCATCTTTGAATCCGTTATTCATTGCCCACTTAGTAAACTTGCCTTCATTAGACTTTTTAATTTGTGGGAATTTCTTTTTAGTTCTACCAGCCATTATTTTCTAATATTCTTAGTATTTTCCTTCTTAGTACCTTCATACTTCATACTATAGTCTCCACCGTATTCATGTCCATACATCTTTTTAGACATAGCCTTAGACTCATTTCTTCTTGACTTCATAGACTGTGAGTGTGATCCTTTATGCTTTGATCCTAAAGAGTCATCAAGTCTTGCGTTATAACCTTGCTTTTTCATTATTTTGTTATTCTTCCGTATAAACTCTTTAAAGCTTTTGCTCTACGAATGGTTGGTTTAATGTAATATTTTTTAACCTTACTTGTAACGGCATTAATTGATTTTTTAACTAACTGTTTAGGAGTAGAATTTTTAATATTCTTTATTTTTTGTCTCACCTTCTTTTTAACCATTGGTACTACATTTTTCATCTTAGTATCTACAATGTTTTTATTCTTAAGAACAGGCTTTTTTTTAACCACAGGCTTTTTTTTAACCACAGGCTTTTTATTAACCACAGTCTTTTTCTTAACAACAGTCTTTTTCTTAACAACAGGGGCTCCAACCATTGGTATGGTTTTTTTTCTATTTAAATTTACTTTTACTTTTGGACCTCCTTCTCTTGGTTTTACTTTAACTCCCATGATTTATTTTTTTTTAATATTTTGACAAAGATAATAATATTTATTTATTACTTTTGGTATTGCAAAGATACAAATTAAATTTAATGGCTAATATAATACGTAAGAATTACGATAGAGTTCAACCCTCTCATGATTACATGAAGTACTGGAGGGTGATAAGGTATTGGGCTAAAGCCAAATACAAAGTCGGAACTCCCGCTATAGACATGTTATTCTTTCTATACAGCGAACAAATATTCAATAAAACAAAGTTTAAAGAGTTTGAAGAGTGTATGTCTTGGGATGAGTCCAGGTTTCATGAGCTCCTTAAAGAAGGATGGATACATGTTTGGAGAAAGAGACAGGGTAATGAAACAACTCTATATGAGTTATCATATAAGGGTAAGCGACTTATAAATACTATATACAAGAAACTTAACGGAGAGGAGATTGGTGAGACACCAAGGGCAAATCCTTTATTTAGACATGATGCCTCTTATATGGATAAGGTTTATAGAAATATGATTATAGAGATGAATGAATTTATAAAACAACAACGACATCTCTCTCCTGAATAATGGTGTAAGGATTTTCTTCAATTAACATATTATGACCAGCTCCTGCATCATAGTAAATTATATCTCCAGTAGTAATAACACTCACATCAGTACCTTCCTTAATTACTTCTCCTTTTTTATACCTAAACTCTGAAGCATCTTGAGCAGACAATAAAAGACCAGACTCAGTTCTAAGCTCTTCTTTAATCATTTTAATTACAATGTACTTACCTATTGGTTTCATATTCTTTTATTTTTCTTAATAATCTTTGGTTTCCACTCTCCTTTAAAGTAAATAAACTTTTTAAAAACTTAAGCATCGGTATGAATTCTTGCATGAGTAATAATAGCGTTCGTAGTAAGTATTGTGGTTGCAACGCTGATTGCGTTAGATAGGGCTTGTATTGTAACCTTAGCAGGATCAATAACACCCATCTCAAACATATCCCCAAATTCACCAGTAACCACATTATAACCTTCATTTTCTTTTAATGCTTTAGTATATATTTTAGTAACATCTAATCCTGCATTTTTTAATATCTGTGCTATAGGTGCTTCTAAAGTTTCCTTTAATATTCTATCACATGCACTATCTCCCTTAAACTCTTTAGCTAAAGTAGATAATAACAACCCACCTCCCGCTACAATTCCTTCCTGTAGTGCGGAACGCACTGCACAGACAGAGTCATCGACTCTGTCGAATTTTTCTTTTTGCTCAATGTCTGATGTAGCACCTACTTGAATACAGCCTATACCTCCAATTAAGGACGCTATACGCTCATTCACAAACTCACGCTCATGTTTTGCCGTTAAAGTTGTTTGCTGCACTCTAAGCTCTTCTACACGATCCTCTATTTCCTTAGTAATCTCACCATCCTTAATAATAATGGTAGAGTCTTTACCTACTATAACTTTATCAGCTATACCTAAGTCC